ACCATCTTATGACTGGCACAAATTTGCTTGTGAAGCCGCCGCCGCCATCAGAGCAAGGGGACAAGCATGATGATTGAAGAACAAACAACGCCAGCAAGCAATTACGAAATACATACGCCCAAACTATATGTTGCGGTTTACTTTCACAAAAACAGCCAAACGCCCTTTGGAATTACGTCTGACAGTAAAGAATCCTTGTTGCAAAGTTTGAAAAACTGGAGAGGAATTGATGAGAACAAACCTATCAAAATATTTACCTTGATTTGTTAAGGAGAGTAAGCATGAAACCAATCGCATACATCAATGTCGAAAAGCGCACACTGGAATTTGCAAAGAAAATCTTTTGGCATACCCCGACTGTTGCGAACCTAGATCGCATTCCATTGTTCACACAGCGCACATGGGTAGGGCTGACGGATGATGAAATTGCACAGGGCTGGAAAGAATCTTGGGTAACTGAACAGGCTTTTCAATCAGCAGTGTGGTGGGCAGAAGCCAAACTCAAGGAGAAGAACACGTGAACACTTGTCCAAACTGCGGAAAGGTAACGGGGCTTCACTCAAGCATATTGCAAGGGTGTATGTGTCAATACTCAATGCAAGTGCCACCACAGCGCACAGAGCAAGACGGGCAATGCAAACGATGCACAGATGGATGCCCTGCCTGTGACGCTAGGAAACTTCAAAAGGAAGCACATGATTGATCGGCTCATACTTGGCGTGGCTTGCTGTTGGCTAGGCTTATCAGGCTTGCTGCCAGCCACAGAGTTGCCACCGCAACCTTTGACACTCAAAGAATTAAAATTAAAAGCAAAACAAAAACAAATCAGCAATATTTGTGATCGAAAGAAAAAATCACCAAAAGTAAAGGAAATGTGCAAAAAATGGAATTACTCATAACCATCGCAGTTTTGTTTGTTGGCGCAATTATTGGTGTTGGTTGCCTTTTGGCTTTTCTGCACTTCTTTGCCGATTAAGCAAACCCTCTAACTCCTGATTTGTCAATAATCAATGCCATTCGTCTTGCGTCAACATCATAGGTGTTTGGTATGCTGACATGAGTCCAACGGTCAAACTCTCTGATAACTTGATCGTAGGGTAAATCGGCCTCAATAATTGCCCTGACCACCTCATCAGGCTTCATGCCTGGCACTCGAATATCAGCCGCACAGCCACGCCGATGTTGACTGGAATCTTTTGAACCCACTGCATCATTTACGGCTTTTGACCTAAATGCGCTATTCACGATGATTGGCTTGCCACCTAAAACTTCTTTGACCTGTTCCAAAAACTCAGCCAAGCGCACCAAGTTCTCTAACTCAGCATCATTGGGCGTGTTGTCCAAGTTTCTGTGGTCGGTGTGGGTCAGTTCTTCAAGAGTAAAGTGAGGTGATAAGTTCATTGCATACCTTTCAGTTGTTCATAGGCTTGGATACAGGTGTTGAGTTTTCTAATGGCGGCATCTCCTTCTGCGGTGATGGCGATAAGAGCATCAGCAGTCGTTCGGTCAAGTTCGGTTGATGTTGTTCCTGTATCACTTCCGCTGGCAGCGGTGGCGGTTTCGGGCACTGGAACGGCGCACTCGGACGTTTTGACAGGAATCCGCAAGCTGAGAGCACCAGTGGCAATATCAGCACGCAAACGGGTCTCTTTAATTTTTGCAACATGGTTTGCCTTTCGTAATGTCTCGCCATAAGTCTGCGCTACCTTTGCCATCGCTTGCTCAGTCTCACGCGCCTTGGCGTTGAGCGCGGCAATCTCTAGCTGTTGACGTTCATACTCATTCTGTTCACCAGCAAAATACCCAGCACCAAAGCTAGTCAGCATCGCCATAACAATGCCAAGAATAATCCACGGATTAAACAGGCTTAACATCGTCAGCTTTCATCATTGCCTCTGTCTTGTCTTTGCTGGACTTGCTTGAGCCGTAAAAAAACGAAATGATAGTTGCAACCGCAGTACCCAGCAAAAACCCAAGAATGATATTTGCAAAGTCTCTGCCGCCTTCTGGCAATGGAATAAAGGTCACACAGAAAAAATAAAATACTGACGCAATAGCCCAGAACCATGCGTAGTAATAAATAAAGTGTTTTACAGTTTTGTCATTGGGGTCTATCGGAGTTTGCATCTCTTTCCTTTCGCTCAAGTTCACGCCTAAGTTTTTCGACCTTGACCACTTCTTGCTCAACCTTGGTTTTCACTTCAAGAATATCCAAGTAAAGCATACCCATCAACGGCAACAATAAGGCAATTAAAACGCAAGCAGCCACGTAGCCCATTATGTCTTTTGCCACCGACTGACTAGGACTAGCCACAACCAAAGGTAAAGGAGGAATATAAAAGTCGCCACTACCCACGCTACTTTTAGATGGAAGTTTCTTGTCTCTTGGCGGCGTTGCCATGCCATCTCCTTGTCTTGCCTCTCCTTTGCAATCCTAGCTTTTTCCTGCTCATCGCGTATGACACCACGCATTTCAAAGGTCTGTGTATACAGGTCGGCGAGGCCAGGCGTTTGGTAGACCATGATTTCCCTGATGGTTACTTCCAGCTTTTCCATCTCTTGCTGACACATGATGCGATTCATGGCATTTTGCATTTGCTGGGCATTGGTGACGGTTGGGTCATAAACTTTTGCTTTTTCTTCTTCAGCCCTTAAGTATTCAGCCAGCTTGTCTTGCAGTGTCCAGAATTCTGTGAGCTTGGAAACAATATCCGCCATTGCTTGTGACTCGTTGTAGTCAACAAATTTTTCTGCCTTTTTCGCCACAGACTTGGGCGTAACTGGGGCTGTTGCAAATAATCGTTGCCACCATGATTTAACGGCTTTTGCATCACTGGCAATTTCTTCTGCGGTGGACTTGATTTTAAGAAAGTTGGATTTGCTTTGTTTGTACAGGTCGCATAGCTTTGTGATACCTTGCACACAGCTATTGGCGGCGAGTAGCAAACTGATTGGGTCAATTTATAGCCCCAGTATTTTTTTTACCAACTCGCCAGCAAAGCCTGGGCCAAGCAACACAGCAGCAATCACCACATAAAGCAAATACTCAATGCGGGTCATACGTTGTGAGCCTGAAGCAAAAGACTTCTCGATGGCGGCATAACGCAAAGCGCAAATTTGCTCATGCGTTTGCAACTTGGCCTCTGTCTCATCAATCTGAGCCATCAAATGCCCTCGCCCTGCACGATGTAGACCGTAGATGCCGCCGCAGCCAAACCGCTAAAAAACGTGTTTGTATTGAAACGCAAAATCTCCACACTGCCAGGCAATAAAACAATCGCAGACGATGGCGTACCAGCGATAGGCGCAACAGCATTTGTTTGCGCCAAAGCCGCAGTTGAACCAAAGCCCAAAAACACCGTGTTCACAGCACTGGCATTGATAACTCGATACTGCCCCACAGCTTGACCATCCAACCGCCCATGCACTGGGGCTTGTACGCCCGTGGGTGCAGACGCATCAGCCGCCACGACAACCGTTTCGCCTAATGGCGCAAATGCAATTTGTGAATTTGTAGACATGATTACCCCTTAATAAAAACAAAGCCAAATGCTACACCGATTGGCGCAACCAAGTTCCAAAACCATGAGTGCGTATCCCACACCCGTTTGTCAAAAGCATTCCACCATTTCATGTTGGCTCGTTTGCCTCCACCAAAATGCTCAATCCACTTGTATTCAGCTTGTGCGTGTTCACGACCAGCAAAGAAAGCCGATACAAGCACAGCACCAACAAGCCCAAACCCGAATTGGTCAAACGCCAAAACAATGACCAAAGCCATTGCTGGGTGGATAAAATCAAATAATTTCATATCAGCACCCGCTTTTCTTTGCGTCTTGTAAAAATGGTTTTTCCAAGTTGAGCAAAAAAATCCCAGCCTAGATTGTTTCCAGCGTTGACATTATTATTTACTGTGTAAGCATTAAATGTTGCGCCACCCGTAGCGTTAATGTCTTTGATGGTCAGATACCCAACGCTGACCGTACCAGTGGCTTGCGACAAAGTTGCTTGTGTTCCAGCAAGCGTTGATTGCAAAAACTTTTGGTTTGTACTGGATGTTGTCAATGACCCGACTGTACTGGTTACGCCAGCTTTAAGTTGAACAGTTCCATTGGTGATCGTGAACGCCCGTGTTGAACCTTGTGTAATCGCATCTTGAAACGCAAAAGTTGAACCGACACCAGAAAAATTTATTGGGCGATCTACTGAAACACCGTTTGTAGTTATGGTTTGTGTTGCGGCGCTACCTACAAATGCTAGGGTTACTGTACTTGCACCAACGGTCATGCCAGACCCTAAAGTTAAATTTCCATAAATTGATTGTGCATTTCCAGCATTAAAAGTACCAGTAAAACCAGTAAAATTCAAATTTTTAAATCGCGCTGTTGTAGATGTATTTGTGACAATATCAGCACCAGCCGTAACGTTAACGCTTATTGTTTGAGCCTCTGGCAAAGCGCCTGTTTCAATAGTTCTTGTTCCAGTAGACCCAGCATAAGTTGAATTTATAATGGGCGTTCCCGTTACAGTTAAATTAGTGACGGTTCTTAAATCAAGAATCCTTGCAGCATTACCAGTCAACGTAATATTACCTGTACCAAATGCAATAGACCTAGTATTACTGTTGGATGAAATAAAAATATTACACGTTAAAGCAAAACTACCAAGGCTTAAAGTTCCTTGCGTCAAAGTAAAAGTTCCCGACATGGTGTGCGCTGCGCCCAGCGTCAAGCCTAATGTTGCGCTATTGAACGTAGCAGTGGCGCAAGCAGACCCAGCCGCTGTTGTGCAAGTGCCTGACCCAGAATTAGTATCAAAATTTACAATGTCAGTTGATATGGGTGGGCCAGCACCGCCAATACCACCAGAAAGTAAAGACCAATTCGCTGTATTTGAATTGTTCCAAGTACCTGTTCCGCCAACCCAAAAGTATGTTGCCATATCAATATGCCTTTGTGCTGATTTTGACGCTTAAATTATTGAAAATTTTTAAAGTCATTGGAAAATAATCCCCGCACTAGTTAATGTGTTAGCAGTTGTGTTTACGCCGCCTGTTCCACCATTAAAGCTGATAATTGAACCAGTAACAATTTGACAGTCACTTGTAGCTGGAGAACCAGTTGATTGCAAATTAGCATCAACAGCAACGATGCGTGAACCTTCAATAGCTCTAGCCCCACCAATTGTTGCACCCGATAAGTTACCGCCCTCAACGTTAATAAACCCACCTCGGTCAGCTAAAGCACCACGCGAACCTGCACCAGTTGCAATAACACTTAACCCAATAATATTTCCACCTGTTGCGTGTAAGGCATTGCTTGTTGCATCATTTATTGTCGAGCCGTTAACTGTGACTGTTGCGCCTGTTTCTGATAAAACAGCATCTTCACCAGCCCCAGTTAAGTTTGATCCATCACACTCAACAATAGAACCTTGATTTGCGTATACAGCCCTACGGCCTGCTGCATTGGTTGCTGTAATTGCGTTGGCACTTACGTTAGCTGTGCTAGTTGCAAAAATAACATCACGAGTAATAGCGTCAAAAATACAAGATTCTGCATTAACCCTAGCGTTGTCTACCCGAATTGCATCTGAGGCAATATTTTTAAAATCCGAACCATTTATATCTGCCAAACTTGCCCCGCTTATAACAACCCCATGCGTTAATGAATCATAAAATTGAGGCCTAATTCCGCTGCGAATCGTAGCGGTAAAAATTGAATTAGCTTCAATACTTGCCCCAGCGATACCGCAATCATTGAATTTTGTAGGTGCTGTTGTTCCAAAGGGTATTGCTACAACTCTAGAACGAAATGCCAAAACACCGTACTCAGTTGCGTCTGAAAAATCACCGCCAGTTGCATAGAGTAAACTGCCCCGAGAAACAAACGCACCATTTAATCCGCCACCAGTAGCGGTTATGCGTTCAAGATATGCCTCAGAAACGTGAGTTATCCAAATGTTGTTGTTTGGAAAATCAGAGAAAATACATTGGCTTCCAGTGACTTTGCTGTTGCGGTAAACAAATAACCCATTGTTGCTTGCGCCACCGTTTGTGCAGCCCGCACCGTCACCAAGCAAAAGAGTAGAGTTCTCAAGCACGTTAATCGCACCTGTATCTACCGCAGTGTTTACATTTTTACTTTCACAATCAACAAAAATATTCCAGTTTGGCATACGGGCATTTGTGCCAGTTAACAACGCCGTTCCTGCTATCCAACTTGGCGAAAGTAAAACTGTTGCATCGGTAGATGTAATATTAAACTGTGTGAAATCACCATTTTCAACAATCAAACCAGATGTTAATTTATGGCCTGCTTCAATGTTTAAAGTAATAACAACACTTAAATCTGTTGGTTGAATTGCATTTACGGCAGCTTGCAAAGTTGGCGCATCTTCTGGCACACGAATCGTTGCATTAAATGGGAATTGCACACGTTTTCCAGACGAAATTCCGTAAGCAATTGCATTATTAATTGCCGCTGTGTCTGCGCCAGAAGTTGCACCAAAGTCTTGGGCACTGACGGTTTCTGCCAACTTAACACACACGGTGGTTGGAACTGCATCAGTAAAAGGTGGGTCGTAATCAACACCGCAAGCATTTGGGCTAAGACCAGTTCCATCAGGGAAGTTATAGACCATCGTGCCTTTGCTGTCTTGCACCAAGATGCTGAAGTTCACCGCATCAACATAAACCTGTGCTGGTGTGCCAGCGTTAGAGATAAAGCCATTGATTGTGCGTAGCGGCTGGGTTGCTTGAATAGTCAACGCCTCGTCAAAATAAACAGCAATCTGGTTGGTTATAGGGTACAGATTTGCCGTGCCAATCCACACATAACCATTGTCCAGAGGCAACCCGTCCTGCCCTGAAAAGACTGGGTACGGTACGCTGATTGATAGTGCTGACATTTGTTGTTCCTTTATTTGCGCTTGAGCAATTCTTCCATTGCCTTGACTGCGTTTTCTTTGTTGATACCACGCAGATTCTCTGCGCCTTCAGCAAGTAATTCAAGTGCTCGTCTTGCGCCACCACCCCTTGCAATGTCAACCCCAGTTTGCATTGCCTCGGCAACCTGACCCTTCAATGAAGTCTGCGCCTGTGCACCAAACATCCGATCAAGTTCGTTAACAAAAATTAACTGGTTGATGACATCATCTTCAATTTTCATGCCGTACTTGGTGGCGGTTTGATTTGCTTGGTCAAGCGCATCAATAAGGTTTGCCCGTGTGCCGTAATTGCTGGTCAATTTACGCATAGCCACACCCAGTGCTTTATCAGCATTAGGTGATTCAAAATTGATCTGTGTGCCTGCGGCTTTTTGCAAATCATCCAGCGTTGATACTGTGTCCGAATATTTTGCGTTGGCTGCTTTGTAGTCAGGAAAAGCATCACCAAGGGTTTGATTTAGGTTTCTACGCAAGTTTTTCAAAGTGCGTTCAGCTTGTGCAGTCAACGGATTGGCTAGATTTCGTTTCCCGTAATCAACTTGAGTGTCAATAAAACGCTTGGCGGTGTGTATCCCATAAGCATCAGGTGGTTTAACCGTACTCAAACGCTCTAAAACGGCGTTTAAGACCCTTTGCGCTTGTCTGTCTCCCTGTATATCAGAACCTTGCAAAATGGCTTTAGCGACCCCGTTTGAGTCCACTTCTACTCTTACGCCCAAAGCACCAAGGTCTTCAATAAAGGTATTGATGGCTGGGTCAAAGTTGACACGCCTACCACGCAACTGAGTGTTGGCAATTTTGTTGATTTCGTTGCCAGCATCTTTATTGGCTTTGGTTAAAAATGAAATCCTCGATTCGACCGTATCGCCCAAAATGTCAGCGGGTCTTGTTGTCGCCCTGAATCTTTCACTCTTTTCGCCCATTTTGAAAATGTTAAGCATCTTCGACATGGCTAGGCGGTCTTTTTCGGTTGCAGCTTTAATACTCGCAATCGTGCCGTCTTTCCACCCTTGTTTGATGGCATCAGCCGCCAAGTTATCAGGTACGACTTGAGTCCCTGCAACCCTGAAGTTAACAACATCAACAGAATCAGGGCTTTGCGTAATAACTTTTTTAAGGGTTGCCGTATCTTGTGGAGATATTTTTTCGCCAACCGTTGCCTTAATGCTTTGCAAAGATTCACGAATAGTTGGTTCAACTTGCTCACGAATTTCAGCACCAACAGGCGCAATTTGCTTTGCCGCTTGTTGGGTTACTGTTCTTACCGCTGATGGTATAGATGGCAATAGTCCACCAGCGACTGTTGCGGCAATTTGCCCGCCAGTTCCTGCGCCAGCTTCTTTTGCAAGTTGCCCAGCACCGCCAGCCGTTCCGCCTGTAACGGTTTGCAGTACAGGTGTTGTTGCCATCAATCGGCCAACCTCACGAGCTACTGGGCCAGTGGCGGCGGCTTCAACAGCTTTACCCAAAGCAACGCCACCAGCACCACCACTTGCGCCAGCAGTCGTTGTCTGCACAATGCGCTCGGCAGCAGTACGGGGTTCAGCAACACCAACACGGGTTAGCAAATCTTCAAGCGCATCCGTTGGCATTGTGTATTTTGTGCCAAATAAGCTATTGATTGACCCAACAATTGGGTCTGCAACTAAGCCAGCAAGGGTTGCCGCACCAGCACCCGCAAGCGCGCCTGGTATTGCCCCAACGCCAGCAAAAGGCGCACCCAAAGCCGCACCAGCAAGCGCACCAGCGGCAGGCAAAGCCATACCCCTTGTGGCTGCCCCAGCAAGTCCTGTTGCCGTTGTTGATGGTTCTCTCTGTTCTTCTTTTTGCCCACCTAATTGAGTTGCAAGTGCAGTTAAATCAACTGGAGTAACTGGTGGGGTTGGCGGTATCTCAATTTGCACTTCCGCTGGCTGTGTCGTGGGGGTAAAAAAAGCATTTAGTGTCTGGTCGTAATAAGTACCTTGTGGTTTGGCATCAGCAAGTTCAATTGGCAATAATTTAAAACCTTCGGGCACGGCAATAGAAGTTGCCCTTGGGTCTTCAGCAAAAATAGGTGTGCCAGTAACCTCAACTCTTACGGGTTGACTTGACAGATCACCAACAGATCCGCCTAACTGCTGTGCTAGTGCTTCAAGTTCTTTTGACATTATTTATTTCCTGCGGCTTTTTTGTAAAGATCAGAATTCATAAAAACATCTAAAGCCTGTTGTGTCGGAAAATTAAACGCTTTTCCACCTACTGTGACGCTGAATGGTTTTGTCGCAATTACGCTTTCCTTTGTTGGTGTTACATAACCAGCAGGGGCGGCTCTACCTGCCCGTGCTTTCAAAGAATCTAGGTAAACAGGAATTGCGGCTAATTTTTGATTAATGTTTTCTTGAGTGTCAAAATAAGTTGGCGTTAATTCTTCAATTTTTTGTTTTACCTCTGCCTCATTTTGTCCAGCACCAGTAGCCGCACGCAATAATGCTTCAGCCAAAGATGCCGAGGCTTGATTAAATTTTTGACGCTCTGGGCTTTGTGAAACTTTACCAAGTCCAACCGCTTCAAAAAAACCAACTTCTTGTGCGCCTGTTCGTTTACCTTCTTTTGTATACATTGCGTTAAGCATATTTTTATAGGCGTTGTCAGCTTGCACCAACCAACCAGCAGCTTTTCGCTCATCCTCAGTAGCTGTGCCAACAGTTCCACCTTTACCACTTGGCAATGGTACGCCCTTAACAGCGGCATCAAAATCAAGTTTTAATAATTTTCCTGTCAAATTAAGGTTTGATGTTTCTACCAGCACTTTATTTTTTTGCGCTTTTGTCAAACCTAAATCTGCCGCTTTTTTATCAAGTTCAGCCTGTTGCTGTTGGTTTATATATTTAGCCTCTGCCTCTGATTTTTTTGCGTCAGCTTCTGCTTTTTTTGCGTCAGCTTCTCGTTTTTGTTTTTCTGCAATTAAACGGGAAGGTGTGTCTTTTGCTTCGGCCACAGCTTTCTCAGCATCAGCTACAGCTTTACCAGCATCAGCCACGGCTTTATCAGCATCGCTTCTTGCTTTTTCTGCTACCGCAATAATTCTGGCTTGTTCATCAGCTTGTGTGGCTTCGGCTATATCTGTTTTAATTTTTTCTTGTTTGGCTTTTTCTTCTTCAAGTTTTCTTTGTGCCGCTGCTTTTGCAACATCATCTGGTGCAGTGGCAACCGCATTTGCGGCTTTTTGTACCGCCTCATCAGCATCTGCTTTTGCTTTTCTTAATGCTTCAGGCGCAAGTGCTTCTGCCCTCATTGTGCTTAGTGTCTTATCAGCGTTATCTAAAAAATCTTTACCTCCAGGCAACCCAGCAATAGTCAAAGCAATCGTGGTCTGTGCGCCCGTTGGGTTAAGCCTGATAAGGTTTGAAAGGTCATCATAACCCTGCGCCTCTTTTTCTTTTCCAACATTTCTAAGTGCTTCGGCTTGTTCTTTGAGTTGCATTTCAGCTACTGGCAAATTGCCTGATTTGATAGCGGTATAAACCTGTGTGCCTAATTTCAAAGTGTTTTGTTGCTGTTCTTTGGTTTGCGCTTCAAAACCCTGCATTACGATTGCCGCTTGGTCTTTTGGTAGAAATGCCGTTACCCGTGCATAGTCAGCACTAGTTGCATTTGGATTTTTGAATAGATTTTGCAATTCAGTTTGTGCCGTCTGTGCTCGCTCTAATGCTTGTTGCTCAAGATTACGTTTTTGCTGTGCCGCTTGAATTTCAGAAACACCAGCACCAAGTTTAAAACCGCCCAAAGCCGCTTCAAACGGGCTTTGCACGTCAACTGAATAATTGATTGGGCCTTGAAATGGGTTTATTGTTGCCATGTTTTATCCCTTAAGAAAACCCAAAGCCGGGGGTTTTCCCTGCGCCATATTGAAAACCAACCATTTGAGCAGGCAAGTTAAACAGTTGACCATAAGCCTTTGCTTCACCAAGTACACCACCAGCCCGAGCCGCCCCCTGCTGGGCAAGTAAGTTTGACACGTTTGTGCCTGACTCCATACCAGCCGCACCAACGCCTGCGGCTGATGCCTGACCAATTTTTGCCAACCCACCCAAACGCCCATATTGCTGTTCGATCAAGCTGGATAAAAGTTCTGGCCTGAATTGAGCCAATGCCCCCTGAATATTGCCACCCCTCAAACCACCCGTGGCAGATGCACGTTGCAATAACGCTTCCTCACCCTGCTGTGCAAGTGCTTGGAATGTCTCACCCCCACGGATACGCTCAATGGCGGCTTGTTCTGCCTCTGGCCCTCTGAGGCCAAGAAACGCCTGCTGTGCTTCTAAGGCAGGGACACCCACTTCGGTGTAAGGTTTTAACAAGGCTTGCAACGCATCAAACTGCCTGCGCTGTTCTGCAATTCCTTCTCGTGAGGCTTCTGCTTGGATGCCAGCCCCTTCTTTGGCGGCTTCTGCACCCATATAGCTGCCAACAAGTTGACTGCCACCCACTACTAGGGCTGTGACTGGATCAGGCATCGCCGAACTCCTTTAAATAATCTTCTAGCGTTTCGCCATACAAAGCCATCACATGATGACCGTGCACAGTAGCAAATCCAGCACCATGCACCAGCGAGACTGCCATCAAAATCAAATCGTAATACCCAGCACGCCACATGAACGACTTGGCATCCGCTTGTTTATTGCGTTCTGCCGTGTCTGCGGCTTGCCACTTGAGAATCATTGTCGCCAGCAAGGGCGTTAAATGGTTGCTGTTGCCGATAAAAAATGCGTTCTGGTGCATACCCACCAGCGTGTTCCAAATGGTCGCATTCAGGTCTTTACGCTCTACTGGGTCGCCATCTGCTACGTCATCAAAGACTTGGATTGCGCCATAGACCATTACCAGCCACTCAACGGCTGGTTGGGGAAGCATAAAAACCTTGGTAAGGTTCTCTCGCAGTCCATCGGTCATGCACAACTCCTATACAGGGCAGGCCGCTGGATGCCAGAACTCAG